TGTGCCTAGTGCTAGTGAACGAGATGGTACATCGGAAAATTGGAATGTTACTTGTGAGGGTATTATGACTATTGATAGAGATACCTCCACTGCGATAATTAATCCTGTTAGTATCAACTAAATACTAGTATGGCATCAAGTATAAACGCACAATCAGACGCAACGATAGGCACTCTTACTAAGACAGGAGATGCCACTGGCAATCTTGCGCTTCAAACAATTCGTACACAGGCTTCTGATCGAGTTGCTGTAATCAGTGCATGTACTACGATTGAGCAGCTTGCTGCTTTACCGTCAGTTCAATGGGCAAATGACCCTAATTCAGTTAATAGAGGATAATATGTCACTACCACCAACTCCAGTAGGTTATAGTAATTGGAATGCCTACATTGAAGAGCAGGGAGCAATAGTTGCTGCAGCTCAAGGCTTAACTTTACAGGGTAAAGCTAGCGTAAAATTACTCAGTGTTGCTACTCCTGGAAGAATAGATCCAACCAGTACTGATTACATGATATACAACGTATTTGATACGTGGGCAAACATTACAGTTTCTCCTATCGTAGGCAGACCATGGCGATTGTAGTTTGTGATAATGAGGCGATAAATGTCAATAATAATTGAAGGTGGAATTACAATTGGACCTGGAATTAATATTATTCCAGAAATATCTACAATCCCCGAATTAATCATTACGGCTAATACTCTTTATAATGGACAACAAGCTGGGTCAGTGACGTATGATATTACCAATACCGGTAACAATCCTATATTAGAAAGTGGTATCTTAGTGTCATTAGGCACACCGAATTATGATAGCAGTGTTAATTTCTGTACTAATCAAGGTGCATCTAACGCTCGATATGTACTACAAACCACCAATTTCCCCACGCAAAATACATGCGGTTTCCCGACACAAACGAATCAATTTGGTAGTTATACACAATGGATCGGTGCTAGTTACGGGGTATTAGGCGACACTGTCATGGTAGTAGCTTATGCAATTAATTCTGTCGGCGTGGCTTATTCAGCTCCGATTACTTGGAATGTCGGGATTTGTTTGGTAGAAGGTACATTAATTACTCTATCTGATAACACGACTAAAGTAATTGAAGATATAATGATGACAGACAAGATTACTGTTTGGGATTTCGATAACGGAGTCATTACATCAGCGTTGCCTCTGTGGATTAAGAAAACTGAAACTTCTACTCAATACAATTTATTGACTTTCAGCGACGGATCCACTCTCAAAACCGTCAGTCAGCATCGTATTTTTAATAAAGAAGCGGGTGCATTCACGTATCCAATGACAGAAGCAACTCCTATTGGCACGACCACGATTAATGTTCATGGAGAAGAAATTACATTAGTTGATAAATGTATTATTATTGATACTGTTAATTATTATAATGTCATTACTGATTATCATTTAAATTTATACGCAGACGGGATTTTAACTTCGATGCGATACAACAATGTTTATCCAATTGTCGATATGAAATACGTTAAAGATAATCGAGTATTAAGATCGATTGTCGAGTTTAGTGACGCTGACATTGCTCAACGATGGGTCGATGGATTACGTCTGACAGAACAAATTATTCCATTATCAGATATTAAACTCTACGTAGATCGTCTAGAACGAAATGAAAACGTCATATCTCGCTAATTTTTAGCATAAACGATAAATACATTTAGAGATAGAAATATCTCATAACACAAAGGAGATTTACAAATGGCACAATTCCCAAAAATTAATGGTGATTATCAACCAGTTATGAACGTAGACAGTGGCTCATACGTTAATCAGTACCCAACTGCTAATGCAGTAGTAAGTGGCTTAACAGTTCAGCCAGCAGGTCCATTCTTGGCATTCTACACAGTTACCGCCGCCGGCGCTCTTACTGGAACTCAAGTTGGTCTAGCTATTCAGGCTACAGAGCAATTAGCAACTGTAATGGTTTATGAGTATATTGATACAACAAATGATACATTAGCTATGGCTGTGTACCCAATTAATGCATGGACTACAACTAATCTACAAGCTAACATTCGTGCAACTTTAACTGCGGCTGGAGTTGCTAATAACGTGACTGTAACAGCAACTGCTACTTTCACTGGTGATACATACCCACCAACGTCGTAATTTTATGTTGTAGTGGTAAAATGGTACTAAAATATGAGCGCAAGACGCTCATATTTTATGGCTATTGATAAATAAGAATAGAGGTAAAATACCTCACTTAAAATAGGAGATTTAAAATGGCACAATTCCCAAGAGTCAATGGTGACTATCTACCAGTATTAAACAACAGTAGCGGTTCGTATGTTAATAGTGGAGCAAATGCAGTTCAAAGTAACGCATCGGTTCAACCAGCAGGTCCGTTCTTAGCATTTTACACAGTTACAGCGGCAGGTCCATTGACTGGTACGCAAGTTGGTGTTGCTCTTCAAGCAACTGCTCAACTAGCAACAATTCATATATATGAATATTACAATGCAGCTAATGATTCATTGGCAATGGCAATTTACCCAATCAATGCATGGACTACAACTAGTTTACAAGCTAACATTCGTGCTGCATTGACAGCCGCTAGTGTTGCTAACGCAGTTACAGTTACTGCTCAAGCATTGTTCACTGGTGATACATATCCACCAGTAGCAGCATTAGTACCTAATGCTCCAACAATTGGAACAGCAACTGCATTAAGCGCAACAACAGCTAATGTAACATTTACTCCAGAATATGATGGCGGATCAGCAATCACTTCGTTTACTGCAACAAGTACACCAGGATCATTAACTGCTACTGGAGCAAGTTCGCCGTTGACAGTTACTGGTTTAACAACAGGAACAGCATATACATTTGCAGTTACTGCAACTAATAGTGTTGGTACAGGTGTCGCTTCTACAGCAAGTAACTCAGTCACAACATGGGCAGTTCCAGGAGCTCCAACAGTTGGAACCGCCACTCAGACTGGTCAGACAACAGCCACATTAGCATTTACTGCTGGCACAACAGGTGGAACACCTATTACGTCTTATACTGTTACATCAACACCTCCAGGTGGAGTTGCCGCGGCCGGTACAACATCACCATTGTCAATCACTGGTTTGACAGCAGCCACTTCGTACACGTTTGTAGTTAAAGCGGTCAACGCGGTCGGAGCAGGAGCAAATTCTGCAGCAAGTAACTCAATTACAACAGCTAGTTAATCTTTTATTAGATAATTGTAGTAAATTAAAACGGGAACTTAGGTTCCCGTTTTATTTCAGAAAGATTACTAGTATGATAAGTATCATGTATGAATATTTTTCAAAGCACGTATGAGCATAGATTAAGAGATTGGAAACAATTACGAACTAACATTAAGTCACTTACATTAGATCAACAATGTATAGAAATTGATAAATGGTGGCAAGCAGTACCATTTGTCAATCATCACTTATCGTGGACTGATTCTGTTAACTGGCCAGACCCATGGACTCTATTGTCCGAAAATATATATTGTCCATTGACACGAGCAGTGGGAATGTGTTATACTCTACTTCTCAATGACATTGATTCAATTGAGTTAGCATTAGCAAGAGACGAATCGTGTGAAGATCATTACTTAGTATTAGTAGATAAACCAAAATATATACTTAATTATCATCCAAACACGGTGATAAGTAATGTACTAACCAGTTTCGAAATCCTCAATTCCAAGTCATTGGAATCTATTAAAAATAAAATAAAGTGAGCTATGAACCAAATTAATGTTATTAAACGTAGTGGAGTAAAAGTCCCCTTAGATATCTCAAAGATACAAAGACAGGTAAAATATTGCTGTACTGGAATTGATAATGTAAGTCCTAGTATGATAGAATTAAAAGCACAAATTCAATTTGCAGATGGAATGTCAACTGAAACTATCGATCAATTGCTACTTAAAGCTATGGTTGATTTGATCGACGAAGAAGAAAATCCCGAAATCAACAATGTAAATTATCAATACGTAGCTGGTAGACAGCGAGTATCGATGCTTAGAAAAGAAGTTTACAATCAATATAATCCTCCAAAATTACATGACATTGTAAAGAAGAATGTCGAATCAGGAATGTATACTGATGAATTACTAGAATGGTATACAGAAGATGAATGGAATATCATAGAATTATTAATTGATCATAACAAAGACGAAGATTATGGATTTGCTGCCATTGCTCAGTTATGTGAAAAGTATCTAGTACAGAATCGTAGTACTGGACACATTTATGAAACTCCACAGATTAGATATGCTATTGCTGCTGCTACTGCATTTCACAATGAAAACCCACTAAAGAGATTAAAATATGTTAAAGACTATTATGAATGTGCTAGTGACGGTCATTTTACTCTGGCTACTCCTGTATTGGCCGGACTCGGAACAACTACTAAGCAGTTTTCGAGTTGCGTCCTTATCAGTGCTGATGATACTTTGGATTCGATTTTTGCCTCAGGCGAAATGATGGCAAAATATGCTAGCAAACGTGCTGGCATTGGATTGGAAATTGGTCGTCTTAGACCAGTAGGCTCTCCAATTCGTAATGGAGAAATCAAACATACAGGATTGATTCCATTCTTAAAAAAATGGTTTGGCGATCTACGTAGTTGTAGTCAAGGTGGCATTCGTAATGCATCATGTACAGTCACTCTGCCAATATGGCACTTTCAATTTGAAGATGTGATTGTTCTAAAGAACAATCAAGGCACAGATGAAACTCGTGTTCGTCAAATGGATTACAGCATAGTTATTTCTAAAATGTTTTGGCGTCGTTATAAAAACGATGAAACAATCACTCTATTTGATCCACATGAAGTTCCAGATTTATATGAAGCTTACTATCGTGATTCGAAATTGTTTGAGCAATTATACACTAAGTATGAAAAGCGTACTGACATTAAAAAGAAAGTAATGTCTGCTGATGATATGTTCAAGAAGTACATTCTTAAAGAACGTACTGACACTGGTCGTATTTACATTGTAAATATTGACAATGTGATTAATCAGGGTTCATTCGACTGTTTAGTTGATCCTATCTATCAAAGTAATTTATGTCAAGAGATTTTACTACCAACTAGACCGTTTCAGCGTTTAGAAGATGAGAAAGGTAGAATTGCTTTATGTACTTTAGGTAGTATTAATTGGGGAGCATTTCGTAATCCACAAGAAATGCGCAAGGCATGTAGAGTATTGGTTCGTAGTCTGAGTAATTTATTAGGATATCAAGACTTTTTGTCAATACAAAGCTTCTTAGCTAATAAAGAATTTGAGCCATTGGGCGTAGGCATTACTAATTTAGCATACTGGCATGCCAAGAAAAATCTTAAATATGGAACTCCAGAGGCATTAGCTGAGGTTAAACGTTGGATGGAGCATCAAGCATACTATCTAACAGAGGCTAGCATAGAACTAGCAGAAGAGCGTGGATCATGTGAATTGAGTAGTAGAACATGGTATGGTAAAGGTGTATTCCCGTGGGAGCGTAGAGCAGAAGGCAGCAATGAACTTACTGATTTTACTCCATCGTTAGATTGGGAGCCACTACGAGAAAGATTGCTAGTATCTGGCATTCGTAATGCTACACTAATGGCTATTGCTCCAGTAGAATCATCTTCAGTTGTATTGAATTCTACAAACGGTATTGAGTTTCCAATGGAATTGATATCGGTCAAAGAATCAAAAGCAGGTTCATTCGTTCAAGTTGTACCTGAGTACAAACGATTGAAGAATCGCTATCAACTAATGTGGGATCAGAAAGATTGTATAGACTATCTAAAGACCGCTGCTGTATTAGCCGTATATATAGATCAAAGTATTAGCACTAATACGTTTTATAACCCCGCTAACTATGCTGATGTTGATCCAGAAAAAGATCGTAAAGTTCCAGGCACATTGATCGTTAACAATTTAATGATGGGCACACATTGGGGACTAAAGAGTTTCTATTATAGTCTTGTAAATAAAGTAGGTAGTAAAGATGTAGCAGAAGAAGCACCTGCTAGTAACGTAATCGCATTCTCTTCAATAATCGAAGAAGATGAAAGTTGCGAAGCATGTAAATTATAAGGATAACAATGAGTAAATATCAATACGATTTATCAAAGCAAACCAACTATCTAAGCAGAACAATGTTTCTGGATCCTGCTGGACCAGTTACTGTTCAACGCTATGAAGAAGTTAAGTATCAGAAATTACAAAAGTATGAAAAGTTGGCTCGTGGATTCTTCTGGGTTCCAGAAGAAATTAGCTTGACTAAAGATAAGATGGATCACAGAGATGCCAGTGATGCTATAAAACACATTTTCACTTCGAATCTATTACGACAAACTGCGCTTGACAGTATTCAAGGCAGAGCACCAGCACAAATATTTGGACCAGTTATTTCTATTCCGGAGTTAGAATCATTGGTCAGTAACTGGAGTTTTTTCGAAACGAATATTCATAGTGCGAGTTATAGTCATATCATTCGTAACGTCTATGGTGTGCCTAAAGAAGAATTTAATAAGATTCACGATACAAAAGAAATCGTCGAAATGGCTGCTAGTATCGGAAAATACTATGACAACTTGCATAGTATAAACAGTCTTAAGCAAACCAGTCCCGAGTTAGTTACAGAGAAAGAACATATCAAAGCTATATGGTTAGCTCTACATGCATCATATGCTCTAGAAGCATTTAGATTCATGGTATCATTCGCTACCGCACTGGCAATGGTCGAGAACAAGATTTACATTGGAAACGGTAATATCATTTCTCTTATTCTACAAGACGAGATTCTTCATCGAGATTGGACAGCCTGGATTATTAATCAAGTTGTCAAAGAAGATTTACGATTTGCTGCTATCGTTGAAGAATGCCGAGACGAAGTGTATTCAATTTATGAAGAAGTTATCGCTGAAGAAAAACGTTGGGCGCATTACTTGTTTATTAAGGGTGTAGTAATTGGATTGAACGCCGATATTCTATGTGACTTTATGGACTGGACTGCATTTCAAGCATTGAAAGAAATTGGAATTAAATATGTAGGACAATCTCCTAAATCAAATCCTATTCCATGGTTTAATAAGCATATCAACATTAATAAAAAACAAGTCGCTCTTCAAGAAACCGAAAGCACTAATTATGTGATCGGGTTAATGAGTGACAATGTCGATAAGAATTTATTACCTAGCATTTAATTAGTTATCCAAAATCCTTGACTTACTATAGTAAGTCAAGTATACTTACGTTTTAAGGAAAATATTATGAGCAAAACAGCACAATCTAATTATAAACCAAAGGAAATATCTGCGGGAGCAGTATTGAAACGAATTAAAGAAGGTACACACATTTCAGCTCACGAAAAGGATGTTTATGGTAACCAAATTTCCATGACTAAGAACCCTCGTTATTCTAACGACCCAATGAGTAAGGGCGAAGACGTTCATCCGGAAGTTAAGTCTATCTCAAACTTGATTGATAAGTTTGAGAAAATCAACGCCAAAAACAATTGTGTTCGTGTACGTTTTTATGACTGGTTAGCAGACTCTCTGGAAAAAACGGCAATCAAGATGCGTGAACGCGCATTCAACATTACGAATCCGTGCGCTATCACGTTGCCACCACAGAAGCCAAAGAAAGTAGAGTCTAAGACCTTAGTCGAGACGATACTTACTAAAGATGAATTAAACAAAGACTCAGCCAGCATGAAACTACCAGACGAAGAAGTCAAGAAAATGGTACCTGATCTGACACCTGATCATGATAACATTATCGCTGTAAAAAATGCTACTGAAATAGCAAATACTATGGTTAAGGCAGGAAACTCATCTGAGACTTTGGAAATCACATCGGATACTAAGGAGAAAAAATGATTACAGTGTATACAAAAGATAATTGTCAATTTTGCGATATGGCAAAAGCATTACTAGAAAGTCGTGGTGTTGAATTCACGACAGTCAATGTTAGTGAGAAATCTGAGGCTCGTGACTATCTCATTGAGAACGGTCATCGCTCAGTGCCACAAATCTTTAAAGGCACTACACACATTCCAGGTGGATGGCAAGGATTAGCCGGTATGACAGAAGCAGATTTCAATACTAAAGTTAAAGGGCAATAATGAACGAACAACAAACTACTAAATTTGATTTTTTTACTCCGATAGAAGTAATGTACAAACATTTTGATAATCCAGATTATGGTCGTGATTCTTGGGATATAGCAGCAGATATCGTAAACGTATTAGTTACTAGAGAACAATTTCCTTCAGACGCCGGATATTATTATCATGTGTATGAAGTAGTTAGAATGGTAATGGAATACGTAGCATCACCTCATCTTCCAATTATTGAAGCTAGTACTAAAACACAAAATAGACCATATTAAGGATAATAATGACATATAAAACAAACGAAATTTACACAATTAAAGTACTGAGTGGCGAAGAACTGATCACTAAAGTATTAGACGAAAATGTCGATACGATTACTGTAAGCGAACCACTATCGATTGCACCAAATCAGCAGGGAATGGGCTTAATGCCATCATTGTTTTCGGCAGAAATGGACAAACCAGTGACGATAAATAAGAGTGGTATTACAATGTATGCTATCACAGCAGAACAAATTAGAGTGAAATACATTGAAGTTACTACTGGTATCGCAACACCACCAGCTAAGAAGATTGTACTAGGATAATTATATGGCAAAGTTAAGTAGAGTTGGAGACAAAAATGGAGCGGGCGGTAAAATCGTTCGTGGTAGCAGCACGGTCTTCTGTAATGGAAAACCTGTCGGCCTACATGTTAGTGCCATTACTCCACACTCTCCTAAGCCAAATAAACCACCACACAAAGCAGCTAAAACCACAGAGGGCAGCCCAACTGTATTCTGTGATGGAGTAGCGGTACTAAGAGTAGGTAGTGGCAATAGTTGTGGTCACAAGATAATAGAAGGTAGTCCGGACGTTAACGTAGAATGAGTCAAAATGGAAGTTATACACCACTTCAGTTAAATGTATTATCAGCATTAAAATCTGATAGTGGATTTTTTATTAACGCTACTGCTCAAGCATTACAGGGCGTATGGAATCCTGCTGGGTACAATCAAGGAACAGTTACATCTAATACTATATTAAGTAAATTAACTGCTAGTATTCCTAATTACTATCAGTTAACTATAGTAGTTCCTATTCCTGATCCTCCACCAGACCCACCAGTTCCAGTAACTAATATAACAGTTCAAACTTATCGTAAGTTACTTTCATTAGGATCGGCATCTTGCCCAGCACTAGGAAATAGTTTACCATCAACATTTAAGCCAAGTTATCCAGGATATGGTAGCTGGCAGGGTGCCACGTTAGCAAGTGATAGTTATCCTCCAAAGAATTATCCTACTAGCGGAGAATATAGTTATGTGTATACTGATTATAATCAGTATGCTTATATTACTGGATGGCCAGGAAAAAATAGTTGGCAGAAAACTACTGATACGTATATAGCAGCATTGCCACCTAGCGTGAGTGACACTGTTCCTACTAGCTATGATGAATACTTTAGTAATGGATTCATTGCTACTCTAGCTAGACAAGCGTACTATGAACTATGGTCAGGACAGTTTAATCAGTATAATGACATTACCAGCGCGTTCTCTACTACTGACAGTAACAAGTCACAGACTAATCAAGAAATATCTAGCTTAATCAATAGTCAAACAATGTCTACTAACTTTAGTAATATTAATGACTTGACTACTAATGATGTTAGTGGTGTTAATCTAGCATTTAGATTATGGGGAACTGATCTAGTAAACAGCGGTAAAGTAATTGATCTAGCGAATATATCACGATTTGGAACACCAAGCGTACTATTAATAACACTACAAAAATGCAATGCATTTACGCCAGCAGTAGGATTAGCATTACAATATACAGGATTAACCAGTCAAGAATTAGCTAAGATATGTGATCCAAACTATGTACCTACTCCAGATCAAGAAAAGAAAATCTATGATTCATTTAAACTAATATCAGGTGATGATTTATATAGTTTGAATGGTGGTATTACACTTCAACTGAATTGCAGAATACCAAACTTACGAACTCTAGCAGACTTACTAGATCCATTATATCTATTTCCTAATAGCTATGGTAGTTTAACTGTACCTCAATATAGACCAGAGACATTAAGCAGCAAGATTTATTACTTGATATATACCAAGGGAGCAATCAATCCTCAGATAACTCCACTGGTTCAAAATGAGCTAAGTAGTCTTATTGGTATAATTCCAACTGATGTTGCCACTGCTTGTACTGCCTTTGCTATGAGTATGCAGCAAATTCAAAACATTGCTCAGGGAAATATTGAAAAGTTTGGAGTAGCAGTTACTAAATTAGAGTTAACTAACAAAGATTTACCATTAATAAATCAAGCAACTGGAACTCCAGGTAGCGTCTCATCTGCTAATCAATTATTAAGCAATACTGCACTAGGTAGTGGTAATTCAGGTGTGTATCGTCAGTGTGATTACTTTGGCGCTGCCAGTGGATATCCATATTCAGATTGGTTGAAAGAAGTAACATCAATTATTAATTCATTACCAACTACTGCACTACAGCAAACATATAAGAATATTTTTAATCTAAGTGTTAGCCCAACTGCTACAGTAAATGCTGATCTCAACGCACTAATAACAACTGCCAACGCTCAGATATTAGCAATTAAGAATAGTAACGCTGGTCAAGTAAGTCGTTTAAATGATCTATGGAATAAAATAGGAAATCAATTGTTCATTGAACAACGAGCTATACCCTATGCTATTCCACGAACCACTGATATCACTGATAATGTTGATAGTAATAATATCAGTAGTTTTGTAAAGAGCTTAGAAACTTATGCTCAAGATATTGGTGATGGAGAAGCAGCCAAGACATTGGAAGCAATTAGTAATACTAACAATCTTGGTGGACAAAGTGTGGTTGCTGCAATGCGTGAAGCACGAAACGCTCAAAATCTTAATGATGCTGGAATTCCACCTAACAATGACGTTTTAAATGGTATTGATCCGTGTGCTGCTAGCGCAACGGTAACATTAAGCCCTACTGGTAGTATACAGTCAGTGACAATGACTAATCAAAGTAATGGATATAGTTTATCGTCACCACCGCAAGTTAACATATATCCATTTGGATACGGAGGATTATTAGTTCCAGTAATAGAAAACGATGGGTCTATCAGTAGTTTAATTATAGCCAATGCTGGTTTAGGATATCAATATGCTACAGTAACTATAGATAGCCCCCCACAATGTTTGCCAACTACCATTGGTAGTGATAGTACTATTCCTGCTTACGCAGCTACAGCTACTAACCCACAAACATTTCCGGGACCAGGACCATTTACTACCTTTAGCTTTAATCCATATTTGCCAGTACCATCACTGCCATCACCGACTTCTAGTCCCACAGTAGACCAAGCAATCGTTGATGTAATACTTTGCAACTGCGATTGTTGGAACTTGTAGATAATTTAATCTACCAGTAATAACAAAAGGAGTATATCATGCTAGATATAAAAAAAATAAGACTAGTCTTATCATGTATAATTTTGCCCGTACTAGTTTTTCTTTTAGTACGTTGTGATAGTAAAATATCATATTCAGAATTGATTGTATTTAAACCAGTTACTACTATTTCTCAGTCAACGGTTAATATATTAACAGAAATTAAAATTATTAATCCAATTAAGTTGCCAGAAGTAGCTAAATCTGCTGAATCAGTACCAGTGCCTTCTATTGTTGATAATAAGCACATTAAATGTATGGCTGATAATATCTATCATGAGTCAGCAGGTGAACCATATATGGGTCAAGTTGCTGTAGCTAGAGTGGTTATCAATAGAGTTAAGCATAAATTTGCTTCAGACCCGTGTAGTGTAATCTATCAATCTATAAAAAAAGCTAAACTAGACAAAGAAGTAGTACATTGTCAATTTAGTTGGGTGTGTCAGGGTAAGAAAACGCCCCCACATAATTCTTTATACGAGCAAGCAATAGAAATTGCTACTCAAGTGATAACTGAAGATAAATGGAAAGATGAGTTCAATGACAATGTACTGTTTTTTCACAGTACTAGAATACCAACTCAGTGGACTTATAATAAAGCATTTACGATTGGTAATCACGTATTCTACTCATATGACAAAAAATAATGAAGATACATTGTATACATGATTTAAGTAATACTACTATAATTGATTTATTAAGTAACTCACTACAAGATATTCAGGATGATAACATTGTTAAAAATTATCATCCTGACTATAGTAATACTTCAGGAAATCTATTTTATATTCTTAACGAGGGTAGATATCAGCGTGGAAAATATTTTGTAGTCACTATAGACGATAAGTATGTGTGTAGTGCCGGATGGAATGAGTATGAATCAAATGTGGCATTGTTACTTACTAGAATGTACATTGTTCCTGAATATCGTGGACAATATATAATTGGAAATAATATACTTCCATTATGTATTAAAGAAGCAAACTCATATGATCATTTATGGATAACAGCTAATGATTATAATCGTTCGATATATACTTACTTTGAAAGAGCTAGTCAAAATAAACGAACCGCATTATTCAATGACTGGCCTGACATTTACAAACGATTTAAGCCACTAGGTAAGAAAATAGTATATTACACTGAACAATGGGTAGCAGAATATGACAAATCAACCAACAACTGAAGCAGAAAAACTTGAATTTATGCAACAAGCAGTAGACAAATTATTTAAAATTAAGTTTAAACTTAGTTTAAGTGATAATCTATATGATCTAGGTATAGATTCACTAGACGTAATTGAACTTCAATTAAATTATGAAGATTCTTTCAATATACAGCTACCTGATACTCATAAGCCAATAGTATACGTATCAGACGTAATCAATCTAATGCCCTAATGATTAACTTCACACATAATAATCATTTAAAATACACCATTAATGATAGACTTTATGGTGTTAGAGAGACTCCCTATGAAAAATTCTTGGTGACTTGTGGTACTATTGATCATGATTATTACAAGTCTAGTTCATGGCTCAACGAACAGTATCGTACTGCTAGATTAATAAGAGAAGACTTTGGATCAGAGTTCTTGGTCATGTTCAGCGGCGGTACTGACAGTGAGATAGTATTAAGAGCATTTAAGCATATTGGTATCACACCTAGATCAGTTTTTATTAAATTCAAAAACGATTATAATATCGAAGACTTAGTAATAGCTGAGAAAATTGCAAGAGAATTAGATATCAAACTTGAAGTTATTGAATTTGATGTTAAAGAGTTTTATCGTAGCGGCGAAGCATACGAATTCTCTAAAGCAATTCAATGTCGTCAAATGGCATATCTAACTGTATATCATCATATATTAAAATTACAATCTCCTGCTATCATGGGTGGAGAAATGTTTCTTCGTCGTCATGTAGATACAAAGGGAAGTCAATGGTACTATTGTTTTCGTGAGAATGAAGATGCTTCAGCAATGAGATTCAGTATTAAATATGACATACCATTGGTCAATGAATGGTTTAGTTATACTCCAGAAATGATGGGTTATTATATAAATCATCCAGATATAGACAGTCTTATTCACACTAGATTGAATTATAAAATGGCTAGTGTTAGTAGCAAAAATAGTATTTTAAAAAAATTAATGTCAGATATAGTTGACAAGAAGAAAACTCATGGGTATGAACAGTTAATGGGATTTAATGGGGAAACTTATCGAGCATTATATCAAAGTCATGTTAAACGATTAGAAAGTAGTCTAGATGGTATATTCATCGACGATTTAAAACAACAATTATTTGGAAGAATATAATGTCAGTAGTTAAATTAACCAGTGATCATATAGAACAAGTAAAAGACTTGTTTACCAATAAGAAATATATGGGCTTAGATATGAATAATGAAGCTTTTAGTCTTGAAGATACCACATTTAATAAATTAACCTATGACATTTTTTGTAGTAATTATTTAAGCGATTTACAAAACTTTCATGCTTATGGTTATGTAGAAAATAATACAGTAAAATCATTGATATCATTTTACGAAAGCATTGAAGAACCAGCATGGTACTACACTGTGTATCGTAGTAGTGGAAACAATGAACTACTTAGACCAGTATTAGATGAAGTTATTAAGCACAATGAAGATCGTGATAGGCTAAAATTTTATACACTAGTTAATCAAAAACATAGTAGACTACTCAGAAGATTTCATTGGAGTAAATACAATGATGAACGATATGGATATTTTGACGAATACATTGTTCCAATAAAAAACAAGTGCTATTACACAAATGCTTGGGAACTATTGTACAAAAGAATGTTGTTGCCAGAAGATAGTATTGTTCGTTGTAATTATCTAAAACAAGAGTATAGAACTACATTACCCATTGGAGGAAACATATGACAACATTATCAAAATATCTAACCACAATATCTAAATCATTTTGGTTTCAATGGGTGCCAGCAGTAGTATTGGGTACATTGACAATCGTACTATTAGCAGTGGGTATCATTCCGCTGTACTATCTGTGGTCGACGTTAGTTATGTGGATATTAGTATGTGGATTGGGTATTGCAGTTGGCTATCATCGTGTATTTTCTCACAAGACTCATACGTTACCAACGTGGAAAGAAAACATTCTATTATTTCTAGCCACATTTGCTGGTCAAGGTGGTTCAATATTTTGGGTTGCACTACATCGTGGTTATCATCACCCTCATAGTGACACAGCATTAGACTTGCATAGTCCCATATACTATGGAAAAGTAAATGCATTCGTTGGATGGTATTTAAAAATCACTGAATCAAACAACACTGTCAATTTTAAATATGCGGTTGATCTATTACGTAAACCAAATCACGTATGGTTTCATAAGCATAGTCTACATATATTATGGATCGTGCCTGCGTTGGTAGCACTAATAGACTGGCGATTAGCATTATGTGCATTTTGGTTGGTGACATTAATTGGGTCTACTCAAGACAATTTAGTGAATGTATACGGTCATATTAAAGGATGCATTGGCTATAGAAACTTTGAGACTCGTGATCAATCACATAATAATTTTCTATTAGGTTATCTAGCATGGGGTCAAGGGTGGCATAACAATCATCATCAATTTCCAGCCAGCTATGACTTTGGAACTGGAGTATCGGGTAAATGGTGGGAATATGATCCATGTAGAATATTTCTCCCACTATTAAAATAATTAATTTAATTTAATTATTTCGTAATGATCTTCATAAAACTTACAATGTATTAAATATATTCGTAATACCATTTAATGAGTTATATGCATCTCTGGCTGCAAAGTGTGCGATGACGATAGGATCATTATAATGTTCATTCATCGATTGTTCATTTTCCCATTCTATTATTACAGTTATCGCAGTGGGAGTGGCTGTTATTATTCGATCAATGATTTTTCCAGTGTTCAGGTATTTAGTACTCAGTAGTTCATCGAAATCATCAGTAGATTTCGATGAACCATGTTCGTCATGATACCACGGAATGGTAATGTCTGGTCTAGTGAATACTCGTACTGTTACTATGATTGAATTGTTCATATTAATTCCTCTATATAGTATTTATCATTTAATCAGATTAATTAAATAGATTGACGGGTAAATTGACTGCTTGACTACCTGATGGTAAATAAGTACGATTTAGTAAAGTGTGATCATGGTCAGTTGGTCCCCAATCACCGTCTGGATGAAATGATATAACAATAAGTCCACTGTCTTCTGTTACGAATCGATGTACTTCCTGTTCTTCCATACAAAATACCGCACCCGGTATTAAATCATGTTTATAAGTCGGTGACTGAGCATAACCGCGCCCTGACGCAACAATACCTAATCTAAAAGAAGGATGAGTATGAAATGTTTGAACAATTCCTGGAGGAAAATGCAATGAGCTTAAACTAGGATCCCCTTTGCGAGGCGGATATACTAATAAACTATCACTGCAATGATCTATATAACATAAACGACCTTGTTTCTCAATTGGACCTCCGAATACATTTTGCCCATGATAACCAAATTTAACAATACAGAATCCAACTCCATTGACAATAATTGTGTCACTACTGTATCTGCTACTGATTGAAAAGAATTCACTTGATGCTACAGTTTTTGTATCTGATACGATCATTGCACCGCTGATACAAAATCCATATACTGTTGAGTTTTTTGGAACAATAAATTCCCCGTTAGTAATTTTATGAACTTCGCAGGGATACATACTGTCGGTTCTATCTAATACTACATTGGCTTCGTTGCTAATAAACATTATATTTTCCTTATTAATAATATTTATCTAATCAATCAGTGAGATATATTAAATCCATTGAATGGTTCGATAATATTCTGGAATTAGTCCTTTCTTTATACTTCCTGCAATCACATGTTTATTGTCAGAATGTATGATACTTCCTATAGAAACTCCACCTCGTTTTTTAATAATATCTTTAAGATATTCGTGACTCATGTAATTCAACCCACGACGACGATATTTTGGATCAGTGAATACTAAAGTTATCCAGCCTTCTGATCGATCAGCAATATATTCGTATACTTGACCTGCCATTACCTCATTATTAGAATTTTCTATCCATATAGAAGAACTATTATTTCTAAACGGCATACTAGGAAGAGTCATTCCACTCTTCAGTAATTCTAAATAGCATTCGAACATTAATATTAACGGAGGAATGTTCACTAATGAATCACTGTGCCATATTGTCAAAATTTCTCCGTCTTTTTCAATAGTGTCTATAATTTTTTTCATGTTACTTCCTTTAATTATTAATTACTTTATTTGCTGACATTTTTTTTCCAATGATTTATGATCGTCATATCATGGCGATACTGCTCTGCATCATTGTTCTGAACCATGATCATTCCCAATACTTCAGGAAAGTTCTTAGTTACTGGTATTATTCCTGGAAATTTTTTAGGATACTTTTCGCAGAATCTAACTGATTCTAATTTTTCGATGGGCGACCAATCAAGTTCGTGCATATAACGCTCACGATAATTGTTCACGCACACTTTATTAAAGTCACCCAATTTATTATACATAATGGCGGTAGTACTAGGTAAATTCAAGTACGCTCGTAAGCTTTCAATTGCCCAGTGATTACCAGTAGCATTGTTTATAGGTCCGATAACAGCACGACCCTGACTACGAAAGTTTATTTCGACTAAGTTTGGCACACCATTGTTGATCTTAACTTGAGTCCATGTGAGTCCAAGTCTGATGCCCAGTGAGTCTAAAATACTAGTAACATAATCATATAATATCGCAATGTTAGGATCATCAGATGACACAAGTTCATTCTCTTCTCTCCATGGATATATATCGTTCACTAAGTATTCGCCTTTATATAAACTGGCCATAGTACAGCGATGTATACCATCACGAGAGCATATTTCCATGCAATATTCAGGACCTTCTACATAGTCCTGTACCATATATTCAATATTACTGTCAAGTAAATTTAGGATAAAATCGTAACCGGGTTTGATATGAACATTAATATTACCCGCTCCATTAGTAGGCTTGACTACTAATGAGCGATCACGACAGTTTTCTACGGTCTCTCTGGTCAATACGTACTGATCAGTAGTAACGTGACCGAAGCTGCGAAGATAATTTAAATATTCGTACTTACTAGAACGTTGTTGTTGTTTAGAAACATCGTTACATCGATCGGAATAGTAGTGTGCTTGTAATCTGTCCGCAAGTGAAAATCCCTCGTCCTCACCATTGATAAAACATTGAATGTTATAGAGTTTTAGATCGTTATTCAGTTGATCCCAATCACCAGTGTATACAATGTGATCATCAATTTGATTCAATGCGGCATTGACTGCGTATTCACGATGTCCGATACTGGGCCATATTGCCAGCACATGATAACGTTTAAAGTGATTTTTAATCATGGTTACGTATCCATACCCACTATAACGTACTGGGTTAACCAACGCAATTGTTAACATTGATTCTTCTCCGGTGTTAGCCACTCTAATAACGTTTCGTGATCAATGATAATTTCACGTTTTTTATACGCGCTGACGTTTTCTAGAATCAGTCTAATATCCGTATTAAGATCGATATCTCGTCTCAATTCAGCCATCATACTCTCAAATCCATTATACTTCGGTCTAATAGTCATATCTGGCCAATGACGATAGTACATGTATGGTTTGATAGCAAAATAATTCATATTGGTAAACTTACTGCATGTCGCCACTTCATATTTGATCCAGTGCGAGATATCAGAATCAGTCAAGAATGCCAGCATAAGTTCTGGAGTGTGCATGAAAAAACGATTAGATGCATTACCGCCTAATTCATGTGCTGCTTCAATAGGAGCTAATGAAATAAGTTCTTCTTCCAAGAACATACCCGCTTTCTCAGGTCTGCCGTTAAATCTATGACGTTGTAAATAGATATCGCCACCACCAAATACACAGTGAAAATTAGGAAACTGTTTAACCAATTGAGTGTGTAAAATAATACCCCATAGATCACTAGCATATCGTTGACATTGGCTTGTTACTGAGTTGCGTATGAAATCTTCCATGTCAATGGTCACAGTTCTATACTTTAAATTGTGTTCTTTTACAAAATCAAATGCATACTTAGTGTCATAATCATTAATGTGATCATTGTCTCCAAACTTTAATTTCATAATAACAACTTCAAAATCGGCGTTTGCTTCCATAAATGAGCGCACTACTATCTCACTGTCTATACCTCCGCTGTAACACACTAATACAGGTTTATTTGCGTTTTGTGCAATTAATTCTGCTGCTCGTACACATTCTTTCCTGAAAGAAACGGGTTGATAAGAAGCACGACCAAACTTGACCCAAAATATCCCAGTCTTGTCGTCAAAATTAAATAAACCATCTCCCCACCCAAATTGAAAATGATTATTATGAGTCGTATACATTACAGTGGTATTATTCTTTATTATCATATACAATAACCAATATTATTATTAATTTTAAATAAATTATACATAGATGAATAATCAGTAGTAGTGCATCCAATCGATATGACATATCGATTTACATTGCTTTCGTTTCGAACTTCATGAAATTTTTTAGTGTTTAACATTACCCATTGATTTTTAATATAAGGTATTAATGTGTTTTCAGTTTTGTCATCATTGTAACAAAGTGCTTTAAATTTATCATTATTGTCGCTAATTAACATGTTCATAGCAAATTGTCTGTCAGAATCTTTGTGTATTGCATATGACCATCCTGGGACATTTTTAAAACATCCATACTCTGAAACTTTAAATGGCATAATTTTTTTTATTTTAAGACATATCTCTATTGGTAAATCAATGCGACATTGTTTAAATTTACTGATCCAAAATTGATTATTTTTCTCTGCGTATAATACGTATTCTTTAATTTCCTCAATTAATTCCGGATGATTATAATTAATATACTCGAAATAATCAGATAACTTATCCATGTTGATTAATATTATCAAATGTAATTCTACTACATAATTCAGTGAATGTCGGAAAATCGTCGAATTTAGTTTGAATTATTATGCGAGGATTCGGTCCAGAACATTTCCAAGTGTGAAAAGTGTTCACATCAATAATATATACGTCCCCGACTTTGCTTTTAAATTCTTCAACAAATTGCATATTTTCTATTACATCTACTGGCAATGAAGTTTCGCGAGATGAATTACCATTGGCGAATTTCAATGACTGAAGTTCAGATTGTTCTAAAATTAAATCATCATCGTACCATCTAGTCCAATCATCATCATTGCATTGCAAGACGATGTTTAAAGCACTGCGACATTTAATTCCATCTTTGTGAATTGGATACACGAATTTTGAATCACTATAGAATACTTTCTGAACATATTTTCCATCTATTCTTTTTTGAACTTTCATGTCAGTAATTATTATGGTATTGAGATAATTTAAAATTTCTTCATCAAATTCAATTCTTTGAAATTTTTTTGTAGTTTTATCATTATGATGTTTAAGAATCATTGATTTCAACTGTTCAATTATTTCAATTGAAAGAGTCCCAAGAAGTTTATGATGTACGTTCATAATACTATTTATGTTCATCGATTTGACATTGATAAATATTATTATGATAGACGTTACCAAAATATTACGTAAATTAACTGACGAAGAAATATTGATGTTGAAACTCGATCTCAATAATATTGATCATCTATGGTCTAATCATTCTTTGGATCAAACTACTCATCCGACTGCTTTGGGAATGGGAAAGACTGTTCATTTGAACTCGTGTAGCAACGAACTGGTTTTTGAGTATAGTATACTGAACACATTACCTAATACCAATAAAATTATCAGTGATATCGTCGGTTCAAATCATATAGGAAGAGCATATTGGCATAGATTAATGCCAGAAAATCAAATTGATTTTCACACAGACTCTGACATTCCGTTTGTAAAAGACAATAGACTAATTCATCGTTATCAAATATACTTAGAATGTACATCTAAAAATATTATAATATTGGATGGTACATACAAAAACAGTGCAGAATTTGAATACAGTGTAGTTGATTTTGCTCTCACTAACGTACATTATTATAAAAACTGGTCGAGTAAACCATGGTATCTTTTGGTATTTGATGCAGTGAATCAACCGCTTTCATAATATGAAACATTCTTTTCCGTTCAAATTAATAGATAACTTAGATAGTAATATTTTAGAACAATTTAAAGTATTCGTATTACATCAATCTTATCATGCAATGGAAGACTTCACGGATTATACAATTCAATCATCAAGAACATTAAATGAAAATGATATAATTTTTAAAAATTTATTGAATGTTTATCTGTCAAAATTTTTTAATTTATCTGGACATCTTGGTAGTAATATTGCTAGAATGAATCCTAATTCTTATTACCCAGAACATTCAGATTATACTGGAGTTAAATTAGGAAATAGACAAGACAATATTATAAAATTACAAATTCCTATAATTACTAGTGTTTCAGCTGGACTTATGTGGCGTCATGATTCTGAAAATCGTTCTACTTGTTTAAGTTTGAACGAGGGCTCAATTTATATATTTGATAATTGCAGAGTACATTCATCTGTCAATTTTAGTAGTGATTATAGATATTGGATTACTAGTAGATGGCATAGACTATCATTACTGGATACATCAATATTAAATTAACACATTGTGTTGTAAAAATACAACAATAATAGTTGACATTAAATCTGCTTTCCTCTATAATGGTTGTATTGTCTAAACAAGGAAGAAAAAATGTCTAAAAAATACGTAGTTATTAGCCCTGATTCAAACTCACTGAGCTATCGTGTCTATGTGTTAGACATTATCGCTGGCACTGACGCTTGTGTGGGTAACTGTGTCGGTAGCTTTGATACTGACGAATACGCTCAAGCGTATGCCAGCGACATGCAAATGGTTCACGACTGGGAATCAGCTAATATTCAACTTGAAGTTGGCTGTGAATTTGACTAAAGTGTTGTATTTTTACAACATTTTAGTTGACAGTAATTATAGTATTTGCTATAATTCACACTTACACTGATAAACAGGAATACAAAATGAACGTAAATTTAGATGAACTCATTGAGGGGCTCAATCAAGCAGAAAATCTGGTTGATCAAGTTTATCATTATGCCATGGAA